TTAACCCATTTGCGAGGTAAGAAATATGGAGTACCAATTCGTATTTTACCAACATACCATCCAATTTTAAATGGTGTAAACGGACTGAATAGTGCTTTAATCCATCTAAATCGTTCTAATGTGTACTTTAATTTTTTCATTTGTAAATGAAATTTATTTTACTATAACCTGTTACTGTTGTGCTTACTGTTGAAACCCAATTCATAATTATCTTGTTTGTCCAACGCTAAGCTCTCCATCTTGAATAACCAAATATTCACCTGTAGTTTCTTGACAATCGATAAGATAATATCTACCACCAGCTGATTTCATAGCACCATCAATATCAAGTTTTCTAACTCCAGTATGTCCTACTACTTGAATTACTTGAGTACGTAGTGTATCTCTGTTAGCAGCCATTAGTGAACGTGGTCTAATCCATATTGGAGATTGTTCTTCATTATCACCATACGGATCTAGATAGCTTAGTTTCTTTATACTAACTGCTGTTCCGAATTGAAATGTAAGTGGTTTATATTTAAATTGTTCGTTTAATTGTTCTACCATTGTTTCTACGTTCCATCCATCAGCTCCAAATACACTATCCATAAATTTACTACTAACACCAGCGTGGCTGAATAGGAACTCATCAAACTGATAAGCCATTTGTAGGTGCTCTCTGTTAGCATCAATCGTTGGTTTGATTTGGTGGCTGAATACTGATTGGTAGCCTGATGTTCCATTTTCACCTACTTCAGGAAAATAATGATAGTCATGGTTACCAATAAGCATAATGACTTCCTTATCAGTTGATTTTTTAAATTCAATGATGTCAAGGAAATTATTTAGTTGTTCTTCTCCTTTAATATCAAATGAATCAAAGTAATCACCGATGAATATAATTCTGTCAGCGTCTTGTTCTTGATTAACGATTAATTTCCAGAGTGAACGTCCGTGAACGTCTCCGATTGCTACTGTTTTCATAACTTATAATATTATACCTTTTACTATTGTGTATTTGTCTTTATCTGGTACATAATAGGCAGTATCAGCATCTTCATGCTTACCATAGTACCATTCTTCATGTACGTCTAATGCTATATTCATAACATTACTAACTGGTCCCACATCGTCATAACCACCTTCATATCCTGCTACGAATACGTGTAGATCTGGGTCTAATTGTTGTAGTTGCTCTATTAGTTGTTTAACTGTCATTACGTAAATGTAATAACTTATTTTGTCCTCACCAAAATTTATACCACGGTTTTTCTATCTTAAGTGGTTGTTTTGGTTTTGAAATAGACTTGAAAACGCGATTGAAGAAGTAATTTGAATGTTTTTGAACCTTAATTTTATCTACTTCTTTTAAATGAGATAAACTAACATGAATTTGCACAGGGGCTTCAATACCATCAGCTTGTATGAAGGTAGTTATTACGTAATATTCTTTTCCTTTTATATTTACTGTGCGTATCATTTCCCATATAAATATGCTATGTTTCGTTCTCTTCAGAATCTAAATTACCTGCTCTTTGATAAGCATGCCACAGTTCTTCTAACGCTTTATTCAAATGTGAATTTAACTCTTTATCAACTTTAGCTACTGGGTGTTGTAATATATGATCATCTAGTGTACTCATTAGCACGTGTAAACGATCCATCATTTCATGGTAGTGGCCTGAGTTAAGTTTGTCTTTTAATTTACTCACAGTTCAAATGCCTCTATAGTTTCTTTAAATGGGTTACCTTCAATTTGCTTAACTAGATCAAGCATATCTTGAGCTAATTGTCTTACCTCAACCTGAGCATGTTCACTATTACGTAATTGCTGGAAGTGATAGAATGAACGCCAGTTAAACATTACATCCATTGTAATTTGGCTATTGAATGTTTTAAAGAAACGAGCTGATTCTTTAGCACGTTTACGGCCTAGTATTGGTGTTAGGTCTTCTAAACATTGATGATATAGTTGATTACCATACCTAGTATATTCATCTAATATATCAGCCCAATTCTTTCTCTGTAGATGTTCCATACTGCAAGGAATATCAGGCCAATCATTTGGAATGTAGTATTTATCTTCCTTCAATTCCTTGTAACGAGCTGATTCACCATTAACTGAAACACCAATACGATGCTTAATTAAATGGATGTGTGTTGCTTGATCTACTGTTACTAGGAAATGTAATGATGATTTTTCAAATGGAGTATGATGACCCTCACTTGCTAGCATTTTAAGTAGTTTACCTACTCTTGCTATTTTATCTTCAGTTAAATCTCTTGATGTTGATGTCCAAGCTGATTGAGCATGAACTAGATCGCTTCCATAATAACCTAACAATTCTACTTTGTTCATAGAGTATGTTTTTTGCCTTTTTCAGTTAGTGAATATAGTATTTCTCCTTCCTCACCTACACCTGCTTGTAACATTCCTTTGTCTACTAAGCCGTTAACCATTTCTTGAGTATATTTTAATCCAGCACGATCATATGCTTCATTCATATCCTCATCTGAAAGTAAATAATCATTCTTTTTACCTATAATATAGTCGTTATAGCTGTTAATAGCTAATTCCCAAATTTCCTCACACCAATATTCTACTAATTGTTCTGGTAGTGGGCCATCTGCCTCTCTGATAGTGCTAGTTAGTATTTTAGCGTAATCTTCTCCGCTGTTAATATTCTTTCTCATATTATTCAGTTTCGTGGTACATAAAGTTTTCAAATTCAAGACCAGCATTTAGATTTACTTCCTTCAAATGCTCTAATGATAACTCATATCTACCTAACTCAACGTGTTTGATAAATAGTTCGTCATGCATGCTATCTACTTTAGCTTGTAAAATATCTACTTCAGATTGACAATCAATTTCAGTCTTGTTATTACTACAAGATACAAATAACACTAAGGTTAAAAGTGTAAGGATATATTTCATGATATTTCGTTTTTATCGTTTTCATCCCAATTTAAAAAATCATCACCTTTATAGTCGGGGTGATTTTCTTTCATATAATCAATAGCAGCAACCCATCTCCAAGAGATAATTGCAACTATAATGAACATTAATAAGAATACTTTCCACATATGTTTTATTTTAATCCCACCATCTTCTGATGTTATTTTCTAATATTTTGAATAATAATTTATGAGCACGTTCTTCATTTGTTTTAGCTATATTAAATGCTGTTCTATGCTTATCATCACACTTAACCTGCTTATAAATACGAGGATATTTTTTAAAATATTCATCAAAGTTTTCAGATATATATTCCTCTTCCATTTCATAGCTACCTGGATGGCTTATACTATCTATAAATTTAAGTTTTGATTTATGGTAATCAAAGTATTCTCTTCCATACCATTCATCTTGTACCTTATCAATTAATCGAACACATAACATCATTATTTCAGCATCACGTTTAGCAGACATATGCCTATCGTGATAACCAATATATTCAGATTGGTTCTTAAGTTTAAACTTAAGTATTTCGAAAATATAGAAATCATCCCAATCCTGATCTTTCCATATAATGGGTAACCAACGATAGAGATTATAAATACGTTTAAAGAATTGCTTTACCTTATACATAACCATTAAAATTAAAGTGGGGGCTCATCGCCCCCTCTTAATTACTTAGCTGAAACTGAATCAGCTGGAATTGCAGCTACAGTTGAATCTGTTGCTACTACTGAAGAATCAGCTACGGCTGTACTGTCAGTGTTTGTAGTTTCAACTGATGCATTTCCTCCACAAGCAACTAGCATAGTTGCAACTGCGAATACGAACATTACTTTTTTCATAATAAATTATTTATTTGAATTAAATATACGACAACATTTTGACCGAACCAAATTAGAATTGTAATTTAGAACCAATCATAAAGAAACTAAGCATAGGTGAACCTGGCACTGTTGATACCATCAATTTATAGTCCATGTTTACTCCAAAGCGTTTACTTATCTTATATGAGTATCCACATCCAATTAACGAATTAATATTATAATTCCAAGTTGAACCTGTAGCTGTATTATACGAATAAGGTGATGCCATAACAAATACTCCTGGAGATAATGTTGTTTTTAGATTTACCTGATACGGTTTAGTCCAGAATGATGTTATTGATGACACCATTGAGTATGAATATTTACCTGTTATTCCGTCTTTTAATTTAATATTAATATAAGCTAAGTTATAACCATACGTTCCTAATTTAGGATGTGGTTTAATCCAGGTATAACCACCAAATGTCATGTTGGTACCTTTAACCCTAGCTACTGTGTATGAATATGCTTTAATTGCTTTTAACTGACCATCTTTAAATACTAAATCGCTTTTGTTAATTGATAAGGCAAACGATTTAAAATCCATCCATATCATTGAACTAACACCCCAACTAGATTCACCAGTTGCTGATGATTGAGACATACCTAATGATAGTATAGGTGTAAAGCCACCTGTTGGGTTTTGAGCAGTAGTTAAATCCGAATTCATCAATATAGGATTCATTCGTAGTTGTTTCTTCTCATCTTTTTTTTCTTCCTTCTTTTCCTCTTTTTTCTCCTCCTTCTTTTCTTCCTTTTTTTCTTCTTTAGATTCAGATTTGCTTTCTTCTTTGCTTTCTGATTTAGATTCAGATTTGCTTTCGCTCTTGCTTTCGCTTGAACTTGTACTTTCTGATTTGCTCTCTGAGCTTGAGCCTGATGACGACGAAGACCCAGATGATGAGGATGATTGGGATGAGGATGACGAAGATGCTGAAGAGGAAGACGCTGAAGAGGCTGATGAGCTCGAAGCTGAGCTTGATGCAGCTGAGGAAGCGCTTGAGCTTGCTGCTGAACTTGCTGATGAACTCGCTGCGCTTGAAGCGGCTGATGAAGCCGCTGATGAGGCTGCTGATGCTGCTTGACTTGCTGCTTGCGTTACTGTATTTTGAACGGTTTGAGTTACTGTTTGAGATACTGGACATGCTGCTGAATTATACGCTGCGTATGTTGCTTGCAACCATGCTTGTAAGGCCCCACTTTGAACTTCTGCTGGGGTAAATGTTTTTACTTGGTTGTAAAACGATACTACAGCGTTGCCATTAATATAGGTTGTAGTTGCAATCTTAGTTTCACCAGTACATTTATCTACAAACGTCTGAGTGAAGGTTTGGCCATTCGTTTTAAGGCAAACGAACAATAATATAATTACACTTACAACCCATTTTTTCATTATTTGCTAAATATTCCCTTATCAACCATACGCTTTAAGATACGAGCACAAGCTATATCTAATGCTTTTTTGGTTGCTATTGAAATAGTTGATTGGTTAAATTTAACTGGATCAACTGTAGCATCTGATAGTAAAGTTAATTCACGTGTTGTTTTAGCTTCACCTAAACCTGATGCTCCGAATATTACTCCAGTTTCTGCATTTGTAAAACGAACTTGTAAACCCAAACGTGTTACTAATAAGTTTTTAACACCGTCTTTTAAATTTACTGTTTCATCTTCTGAGATAGAGTAGTCGTATACTTCAATAGTAACGAAGTATTCAGCTAGATTAATTTTACCTCTACCATCTAATTTATTTTCACTAATTCCCGCTTGTGATGCTTGGAATTGTTTTACCATTCTGTTCTTGATCTCAGTTTTGTCTTCAGTGAATTTGAAGCGATTTAGATTTTCTAAATACTCCATTGTAATATTAGCCACACCTAAACCAACACGTTTTTCCTTTAATTCAGGATACATTTCATACATTTCATCACTAATACCACACTTTAATATCTGAATTGGTATTTGCTTACCATCATAATCTAGAAACTGAGATATGTCAATCGATGTTTCGAATGATGCTTTATACTGTTCTGTTTTTGTGCTTCCCACAGTTTGGGCACCCGCACTTATGGTCAATAATAGACCTAATAATATTAATAAATTTTTCATACATTATTTGTTATTAAATTTTCTAATTGGAGCTCTATTATCATTTCTTGGTGGTGGTAATGGAGTCCATCTTGGTTGTGGTTGAACTCTAGGTCTTGGATTTACAATTATAGGTCTAGGATTAACTATAATAGGTTGTCTAAATCTATAATTCCAATCCCACCACAATGGAGTTGACATTATAGGAGCACTATAGTATACGTCATCATAAATAACTCGTTTTCTAACTTCAACTAATTTAGTACTGTCTTTAGGATCAATGAAAACATATTTTGTAGTAGTACACCCTGTTAATAATACCCCTAGTAATATTGTTAATAGTTTTTTCATTATATAATAAATTAAAAAAAAGGGAACCGAAGTTCCCTTTGGTTATTATTCTTTATCTCCTTTTCTTTTGTTGATAAATTTATCAACTGATGCAATACCAAATGCACCTAATACGATAACCATGAATCCGTCAAATACAAACTCGTGAATAGGCATTTCTTTACCTACTAAACCAGTTGCAATATCAGCAATCAAGGTGATTACCATCATCACGAATGCTGTAAAGCCAACTACTGATTTTTCATTGATTGTGTTTGAATCATCAAATAGATTTTTCAAAAATTGTTTCATACTTTTAATTTTTATTGGTTAGTGGGATTCGTCCCAAGCGTCTTTCAACAACCCACACTTTTGACACTCTAATTCACCATCATTGTCTGAGTCACCCCATTCATGTTGGCAGTATCTATGTGCTTTTATTTCATGTTCTAATTTTAATTTAGCCATTTCTTGTTCATGTTCTTGTTGATCGGCTTCTAATTTTTGGTCATGTTCTTGTTGGTCAGCTGCTAACTCGTAGTTTTGTTTGTTTTCAACTACAGCTAAATCTCTAGCTGCTGCTGCACCTGCTACGAATGCATCTGGAATTAATGGAGTTACTGGTTTGTTGCTTTCTTTAATGTCATTAACACTACCTAATGCTACACCGTCTTCCTCATCCATTTTCTGAACTAACATTTTATCTTTGTCTGTATCACTGAACCAGTAATCAATAATCTTACCATATGAACCAATGAAGGCACCTAATAATAACATTAATAATTCTTTCCATGCTGCTGCCATTGGTGTTTGTAAACTAATAGCGGCAAATATACCAGCTATGATTACTATAAAACCACCCAATACCATTGCTGTGATGTACCATCTGCGGGACATCATTTTATTTAGTAGTTCTCTAAATCCTGTATTTGGTTGTTGACTCATTACTTATACTTTTTTAAAACTTCGTTATTTTGTTTTATTTGCTTTGCTTTTTTCATTCCAGAACGTTTACTACGTCTTGGTTTAGGTTTAGGTTGTGCGTTTGCCATAGATTACCATTGAGCTGGTTTCTCTTTGAATTCGTCACCTTCTTTCTTCTTAACTGGAGCTGCTGCTGGTTTTTCAACTACTTTTTCTTTAACAACTACAGTCTTACCACCTGCTGCTTGTTGTTGTTGGTTTGAGTTAGTAATATTGATTACTGGAGCTGCTTGTTGTACTGGAGCTGCTTTTTCTTCTTCACCACCAGTTAATTTAGTAGTTACCCATCCACCTACACCTAAGGTGATAGTTGAGGCCAATCCGATAAAAATATTTTTAAGGGATGTACCTGTGCTTTCTTGTTTTTCTTCTGACATATACTTTTATTTTTATAGTTTATTAAAATCTGTTATTCCTAATTGGTTATTATTTACATCGTATAAAGCAATTCTATAAGCTGATGTTGGTAGAGCATTAGTGTATACTTTTAGTATATTGTCACCTGCAACTACACTTACAGTTTCTTTAGATACTACTCTATTCGAGATATCAAATATTTTAATCGTAACTGTGCCTGCTGTTTCCAGCTTCACATTCATTAGTACTTCAGTAGTTACAAATGGGCTTTGTAATTTAATCCCTACTGAATTTGCTATCTTTAAACTCTCAGCCATTACTGGTGGTTGAGGAGTCGGGATGTCTAATTTGCGGCAAGCTGATAATGCTATTGAGCATATCAGTACCAATAATAGTTTCTTCATCTTTTAATTTATTATAATGGTTGTTTTATTGACTTGGTTTCCACCTTCATCATCTAAAATCAGATATAAATATTTAACAGGTAGCGTCCTAGTGTAGATTTTAATAGTGTTTGTACCTACTTTACCATTAATTCGTTCCTTAGTTATGACCTGTTCCGTATCTTTATCTACTAATTTAATTATGTATACTCCCGCCTTATCTAGTTTAAATGATATATCACTGTTGTTAACTACAGTGGATTGAGTAGAACTAAATACATCTACTATCTGGGGTGGTGCAGGGACGTCTAATTTTCTACATCCAATTAACAATAATGATATTAATAATAACTTTTTCATCATTTAATCTTTACATTAAGTTTATTTAAATTAATTCCTAATGTTTCTACATTCTGTATTGATATTAATCCTAACACGTTATTTATAGTTGTTTTAGGTTTAAATACTATTTTATACCCAATATTAGATATTGAACCACCAGATGTATTTAATGATCCTACGCCTACTGATGAACCGTTATTTCTACCAAAGTTAGTAGATTGATTATTACTAAATTCAACCTTCGAATAATCTAATACTGAGTTGTCATAGTGTACTATAAATTGAGTGGCTCCTATTTCATTGCCATTTGGAATTAATTTTATAGTTGCTATAATACTATCACCTACTTTTTCCATCATAATATCAGCTTCAGTAGTGCCAGCTGAATTTGTAGAAAACGCGGACATAGATTTTATATCTGATGTAGACATATTTGCTGCATTAGGTATAAAACTTGTTGGTTGGGATGAATGTGATAAATTAACATCTCCTTTCCAAGTTATATCTAAATTATAAGCATTCAATATTCCATTTGTAAATGTAAATGGATAATCAATTCCAATAGGTAATGTGAATGTATTCCAATTTTGTTTTGTAATATTATCAAAATTCGTGGATGGTATAATTTTTATAGCATCTGCTATACTAGGAGTTGTTGACCACAATGATGTTGTTCCTTGTAAGTGTGTTAATAACAAATAACAATCTCTTTCATCAAATAAATTATCACCATTTATATCGGCATTATCAAATTGAATACCAGATGTAAAATATTTACTCTCATCTCCCATTATTCCTCTATCTGCAAATTCTCTAAATGCCAAATACACATCAGATACAGTAACAATACTTGATAATAAATTTGTATTTTGTGTTGCTGTCAAACTTCCAAATTCCAATTTATGAAATTTATTCATTCTATTCTGCACAAATGTAAATTCCGCACTTAATCCCCAGAAGAAACTGGCTCGTCTTATATTAGATGAAAACGATGAACCTGCAAAATTAAATTGAGTTGGTGTATAAATCCAATATGCTGCCCAAGTTCCATCATCCCATTGATATGTTACTGGTCCATCCCATAAATCAAATAATTTCAAACTTGTAATACTATTTGCTGAAACGCCTGTACCTGTAAATTCTCTTTTATCAATTAAGATCTGGTATCGTTGGTTTTGTGGTTCATAATCATATACTACGCACCATTCAACTTGTCCACCTATTGTATTTGCTTTAAATCCGGTTCCATTAATCTGTGTAGTATCCATTTGTGATGTCATGTTCACTCTACCAATACCATTCAAATTCACATAAGGATTATTTGATGAAAATGTAGTATTATCATTTGATGTTAGTATTCTAGTTTTAAACATTGTTTCATCAACATTATTTCCAAAATTAAAATTAAATTCAGCTCGTAGTATATTACCATTTGAATGGTTTACGCTATTAGAATAAAATTCAGTAAATGTTGCATCATCGGGGTTAGTCCAAGTTCCAAATTCAACTACATAAGCACAACTAAAATGATTAGGTAAATCGTTCCATTGAGAACCACCACCCCATTTAGTCACTGCGTAATCTTCATTGCCACTATTGTTTGGTTCACCGGGTGCCCAATTGTTGTACTGACCAACTATGTTTCCGGCGGTTTGTCCGTTTGATGTTTTAATAAGTGTTCCCGCTTCAGGTCCAGCATCAATTCTCCATTGTGCCTCAACTATTTCATCGGTTAGTGCAAACCAAATACTAGATTGTGGAACATTAGCAAATATAAAAGCATCTTCATCGGATGAAGTAATTGTTACCAAGTATCCTTGCTGTCCTTTGAAAGTTTGTTGCGATGAAAGTAGTTTAGCATTTGAATATGTTGCACCGGTTGATATTGGTCTATAAAAGTGTCCGTTTGATGGATTATAGAAATACCCAGTTGGATTAACAGTTGCCGATACTGATATTTGTATGTTACCTGCGGTAGCATTTGTGTTTACTTTTAACGTTGCTAATGCATTGTTTATATTAGCCATTGTGCCTGTAAACGCCAAACGAGTTTTGTTACCCGTAAAGTTAAATCCAGATGCTGGTGTAAGACCCGTTGTTGTACTTATATTAAATGTTGTTCCGGCTGGTGCTTGTGGTAAACCAATAGCACAAAGTAAAGTTGCGGTTGAATTAAATCCACTTAAAGAAAATCCACTAGCATCTTGAGCTGCTGTATTAATAATAAAAGATTTGGGTTCGGGAGCAGTCACTGACTGTCCAAACCCAAAGCTTGTTATTAAGATAAATAATATAACTAGTAAGCTTCTCATTATTCTACTACAAGTTCTACTTTCTTACCAGCCGCATCTACTGCATCTGCTAATACGAAGAAGAATAACCCTGCAGTATTACTTACTGGTACTTTTGGTGTGAATATTAATTTATATGGAGTGCCTGTTTTAATTCTAGCTGTCTTTAACTGATCAATAGATCCAAATGTTAATCTACCTTCATCTTTAGTTGAGAAGTTAGTGATTGTAGAGCCAGTATTGAATATTACATTTTCTAAAGTTAATTTAGTTGAATCGTAGTTCATTACTACTTGTAAACCTGCTAAACCTTCTTTAGTTAATCCACAAGCTAAAACTACTTTACCATTCTCAATTGTTGAAATAATATTTAAACTAGCTTTCTCTACTTCAGTCTTTTCATAAGCATTACTCATAGTAGAAGTCATTGCCATAGTTTTAATTGTAGCTATGTCTGCTGTTCCTGGATTTGCTTTGTTAGTATAGATGCCTGCAGCTATTCTTGCAGCAATAGTATCTGGATGAGATGAATGTGACCAATCTAAATCACCAGCCCAAGCAAATACAGCATCTACTGTTTGGTTTGAATTAGTAATGTATACTCTGTTTTTAGTTGTTCCATCCAACCAACTTTGATTTAATAAACCACTATGCCATCTCCAAGATGTAGCTGTTGATGTTGGAATAAACGCTTGAGCTGATACATCTTGTCCCATTACATAGGCAAATGAATAATAAGCGTCTGATTCGTTAAATGTGTTATCGTTTTTAGTTACATTGCCTATTTTCTTTTCTAATACTGGACGAGTGAAGAAAGTAGCATTACCACTAATATCAGTTTGAGAATGTCCTAAGAATGCCTTATAAGCATCTGATACAGTAATTACGTTGTTCATCCACTGCTTTTGAGAAGCAGGACTAACAAATACACCTAAGCTATCACCTACTTTTACTTGTGTTGTAAATGTAGCTTCACCACTAGCATCTAATGGTAATTGAGCAATTGGTTGTTGTGACCAGTCAATATCACCTGTTCCATCGTTCTTTAATCTCATCAACTGAACATTATGATCAGTAATATTATATCCTGAAGGGAATAATACTCTTACTTTAAATTGAGATGTGTTACCGGTTACGTTAGTTAATGAAGCGTTAATGTTTGGTCTTGTGATTGGTGAAATATAAACTGAAGCATCGTTGATAGCATATGCTAAGTCTAATTTATGAATGTCGTTATATGCACCTAAATCTTTAATAACATATTTTTGAGTTGCAATATCGCCATTGATAGACGCATCGGCTCTTTGTACTGTTAATTGACCTACATTCCAATCAGCATTGGTAGCATAAGACCAAGGTGAGGCCTGATACTGCGCGTATAATGAAGTATCTGATGCAGTATTAGATGGAGTGAATTTGTAGTTGTTCCAGTTTGTAAAATATGTTTGTACTGATGTTCCTTGAGAGAATACAGTACTGTTTGGTACTAATGTTAGTGCCTTGTTGTTAAATTGATATCTTAACCAGAAGTAACGTGGTGTTGTTGTACCTCTAGTTACAGTATATTTCACAGTAACTGTATCACCTACTTTAACATTAGATGAAGGAGTTACTGTTTGGTTGACGACTAACTGTGCGTCAGCTGCTAGGGACATCAATAATACCCCTATAATTACTATTAATTTTTTCATAGTTATTTTTCGAATAGTTTAGTGATTAGTTTATCACAACCTTTCTTTAGAGCATTGCTTAATGATGTTTGATTAAATTTTCCACCTTGATCTACAAGTAAAGTAGACATAGAAATTTCAGATGAAGATTCTTCAACAATTATTTCCTTTTCTTTTATACCGTCTTTGTATAGGATTCCTTTTAAACGAATAACTACTTCATCTTCACCTTTATGGAATACTGAAATACTTTTCTTTGTAGTTAGTACGTCTAAATAGATAATTTCAACACGTAGTTTATTTTCAGCATCTGGAGATAGATTATATCCTTTGTCTTGTAAGTACTCTTCTAGTACGTTTTTAACACCGAATTCTAAATTGCGGTTACCTGCTAATTTACCAACAACTACTTTGTTAGTAACCTTTTCAACGTAGATATGTTCATCTGCGTTATACCAGATATTACCAGGATGGTTTTTGAATGTACCATCCATTCTCCAAGTAATTTCATTTGCTATTTGGGTTGCATATTCACTTCTACCACTAAATTCCAAGAATACCATGAAGACTTGGAATAGAAAAGCAAGGCCTATAAATGATAAGGCACTTATTAAGAATAAATGGAATAGTTTGTCACGTAGGCTGATGGCCAGAGATGTGGCTCTTTGTTTCATCTTTTAATTTTTTAATTGGTTCGGACATAAATATGACAGAGAAGGCAACCATTTCTGGTTGCCTTAAAAGATGAACAATAAGTGGAGATGACGGGAGTCGAACCCGTGTCTTGCTAAGTATTCATAATACCAGCATATCACATGCTTAGATCTGATAAATCTGATCAGTAGGGGCGAACCGATATGGTCGACTTCCACCACCTGATTTATGACATCAGGAAACTAATTCACAGTCCTTATTTAATGAGTCGACCTACGAACGCCATAAGGTCGTCGAAGGTCATAGTTGACAATTCGTCATTTATTTGTTTGTAGCTTTTTAAGACGACACTACCGAACGTCTGCATGTGGTACTACCAATCGCATAGCAATCAATACCAAACATCCCCATATTTTAAAGAACTTCTAGTTTTGGCTTACGGCCACGTTTCTTACCTTCCAGTATCTTTTTAATCTCAGCACATAGCTCATATTCTTCCATTGCAATCAAATCGTTCATGCAATTGCCTAATAATTCTTTGTATTGTACTTTTTCTATACTGAATGTAAGTTGATCCATGCTTTTAAACGTAATATCAAATATGTCTATTTGATCTTTGTCTCGTTTGTAAGCACTAAGGACACATTTAACCATTTTCATGATTAAGTCAGGATTACGGTCTTTCAACATCCCGTAAAATTCCTGCGCGTTTTTAAGACTCAAACAATGGCACGCCATGTCTATAATTATTGGTGCCCCCAGCGGGAATCGAACCCGCACGGACTTTTTCGGTCCACAGGATTTTAAGTCCTGCGTGTCTACCTATTCCACCACAAGGGCATAAATTACTGTTCTTTAACTTATTTTTTATTTTTTATTAGTTAATTTAGATTCTAATCTATCAAGACGTGAATCCATTTGACGATAGATATTTTGTGTTTCTTCGTTTATTGTTTTATAAACATTTTCGATTTCACGAGATAACGATATTTCATTATGCTCAATTTGTTTTTTTACTTTATTTACCTTAACGAATGCGTAAACAGCAACTATTGCCGTAGCAATAACCACCACAGACGCTATCCCTAAAACGAATGATAGTATTTCCATAATTTGTTTCTCCTTATATGTCAAAGAACAGTAATTTGCTGTAAGGGTTGGAATCGAACCAACACGCGGCGATTCAATAAACGACATTTGTGCTGCAGCTTGTGGTCAACCCTTATCGTTTATCTATCTCGAGCTCCGCACCCACGAGACGAGTGGGCGTGTCTGCCATAGCCTAGGCTATTTCACCACCTTACAATTTTCTCTTACTACCACGTCTTCTTGCTTCCTCAGCTTCTTTATAAATACGAATCCAGGTTAGAGTAATATCTACCGGAGCTAATATCCAGCACATAACAATTAAACCTATACTTTCAAGTCCTGGTGATATGCCTAATCCACCTGCCATAACGTCCCTATTCCATTTTTTAATAGACATTATAATACAGTAAATAAAACAAGCAACATAATAAGTCCAGAACATAAATTATTGTTTAAAGTGTTTTTCAAGTGCTTCGATCTTATCTTCAGCATCAACTAACATTTGTAATGCTTCTTCAGCATTGTTGTAGAAGTCTTTTGTTGAATGATCACCTATCCCTGCTGGGTGGTTCGACAACAAATCTAAAGTTAGTAATGCTTTTGATTTTTCAGCCATTGCTGATGTCATAAGCATATCGTATAATTCTTTTTTCATATAATGTCAATTTACAATCTTATTTTGACTTCTCCAAATTTATTTTACAAGATGGTCAGCTGCATAAGTCATTACAGGTGATAAACCCTTATGTCTTACCTTATAACCCATACCAGTTACTATACCTACAGCACTTGATAATGCTTGGTTAGAACGATATTTTGGATCTGGATTTAGATCGATATCAATCCAGGTTGCTATTATACCAGTTTCATTCTTAATCGCTTCAGCTACTTCAACAGAAAACCATACTTCGTTTAATAAACGAACGGTATTTTCTCTTTCGCGTTGCGAAGCAAATTTTGAATATAGCACGTGAGCGCCTTTTCCTGGAGTATAGAGACCAATTACGATAGCGTATATTGTTTCTCTTTTTCTATTTTGTGAATCACAACCAACTAATATTTCAATATTTGGATGTTGTGAAACATATTCTTTGATATATGGTATTAAATCAACCTTTTGATGTTGAGATAAAGTTTTAAATGTTCTGTTCATCACCGATTTTTTTAAAAATTAATAACTGAGAATAACTAACTGAGTGTTTTTCATGTATAAGCGAAGTAACTCAATTATAACTACAGCATTAAATAAGGTAACCGAGTTAATTGGGGTGAGTCGTTCGGAAGCTCCGAACAGCACTAGGACGTTTATGCTCGTTGTCAAGTGCTTTTTACACACCAGTATACGTCCTCTATCCTAGTAACCAGAGGGGGGTTGATTATTGAATCATAATTAATGAGCGGCTTGAAGCCGCAAAATTTAATTGCGAAGTACCTCACTCCCTTACTACGGTAATATTTTTATCAAAGATCTATTTGTGTATATAAATATATAGGGGCGGCGGTAAACCGCCCTTATATTAAATCTCTATCTTCTCGATTTCCTTAATCAATGCTTGTGGATCAATTTCCACTTTCTTAATCAATTCATAGATATCGCTTGAGTAACCAAATATTTTGTATACTTTGCTACCTGGTTTGAACATTGTAGTTCCGTACCCGCAAATATCAACTGAATAGATATGAGTATTAGCATATGCTTTTGAATCCACCATATCAGCACCTTGCATATCTGAGATTACAAATACTCTATCGTATTTACCATCTAAGGTTCTCATAATGCTTTGGAATGCTGTACCATATCCTACTGATCCTTGCTTGCTTAAGAATTGGCTCTTAAGTGTGTTTACTGTATCAAGTGGGTTAAACTTGATTTGAGCACAACTGTCAGCGAAGTGGTAAACGTCAGCTCCAATACCCTTAGCTAATGTAGCTGCAATTAATGCTGCTTTAGCAATAGCTGCTTCAGAACCTTGGCTCTTATTAGCTAATTTAATTGCTGAGCTCATTGATCCAGAGCTATCAAATACAACTGCTGTTTTTCCTGTCTTAAACAATTCAGTTAAGTTTGGAATTGATATTTCGTAAGCTGTATTTAGTGCTTTAACAAATGCATGTGCTTTGCTTCCAAATTCATCTAACAATATTTCTAATGCTAAATCGATTTGGTGTGGGAATACTAATGATTGTTTAATCAATTTTGGATCAACTAACAATTCACAAGCACCGCTTACTAAGCCTGGTTTGCCAGCTACTTTTAAGATGTTTCTTAAGTTACGTAGTAACGCTAAGTATCCAATCTTACGAGTTTCAATCAATTCAGCAAAGTTGTCTTCTTTAGCTTCGCTTAATACTGTTTTAGCTTCATCAGCAGTAATTTCACCTGCTTTTACTTTAGCTGCTACTTCTTGACCTGCTTTAGTGTTTTTATCTTCTACAGTGTTAAATTGCTTTAACTCACCTTTCATCAACTTAGCAAATACAGGAACCATTTTTTCAGATGGTTTTGGGTGTACTAAGTTAACAATATCAACTAAAGACAAATCACGATTTTTAGCTTGGTATTTTGCTAATTCGTATTCATCAGCTGCTTCTAAAGCTGCTTTGAAACCTTTTTTAATTGCGTTTGACAATTGTTTACCTGGGTTTCTTGCTTGGTAGCATGCTGCGATTTCTAACATATCGTCTAAACGATAGATAATACCACCAGCATTTGCTTTTCTTGCTCTTTTAGAGAAGAATCTAGAACCTAAGCTATCACCAGCTAATACTTTAGCTAATTCTACAGCACCGAAGTGTGTAACAGTTCTTTGACCCATAACACTACGAGCATAAACCATTGCTTTAGCAGCGAATGTTTTATCTGTTTTAGCTACATCAGCTATAACATTAGCAAAGCGTTGTTCGCGCTCACCTAATTTCTCATAGTATTTGTTATCTAAGCCTGTAGCTAAGATTGATACTAATTCTACTTTTGGGTCATATTGATACCCAGAACCACCTTGGTGGTTTACAACTGTTTGTACAGTTGGTTTTGCTTTTACATTGTAACGTGCCATTTTACTACTAATTTAAATTAGAGAATATTAATTGCTTTCAAATTTTATATCATAAATATACGACGGGCATTTAAGCCAACCAAATATTTTTAAGTACCTCCTGAGAGACTCGAACTCTCAAACCTTGCGGCAGTAGATCCTAAGTCTACCGTGTCTGCCAATTCCACCAAGGAGGCAAGTGTAGTCCCACCAAGAATCGAACTTGGAACATCTGCTTAGAAGGCGGACGTTATATCCGTTTAACTATAGGACCAAGTGAGCGAGTAGTCAGAATCGAACTGACATATCCTACTTGGAAGGAAGGCATAATAGCCGTTATACTATACTCGCTTATGAGCTCAGTGACAGAGTCGAACTGTCGTTTCAAGATTACAAATCTAGCGTTCTACCGATTGAACTAACCAAGCTTATGTTGCGGGGGCCAGGATCGAACTGGCGACCTAAAGGTTATGAGCCTTCCGAGCTACCTCTGCTCTACCCCACAATATAAATTAAACCAAGAAAACCTAGAAGTCTGTGTTTCAGTTTACAAGTCTGTTGCTTTTGCTTAGCGAAGTAAGACTTCTATTACTATGGTTTTGTTGACCTTCCCAGACTCGAACTGGACACCCACGCTTTATGAGAGCGTTGCTCTAACCTGATGAGCTAAAGGTCAATATACTACCCACTCTCCACTTAGTCACCATCCACGTCATGCGCTGGTTGTACCAGCAGGTAGTTTTATTGGCGGTCTATCACGGGTTCGAACCGAGACTACCGCATAGACAGTGCAGCGTGTTAACCATTACACTAATAGACCAAATAGGTGAGAAGATTTATTACGTCTAACAAATCAATGTTTCTACTAGCTATCTACGGAATATGTACACTGACCGTAGAATCACTTTCGTCTGCTTCTCACTTTGTACTCTGTACGGGATTCGAACCCGTATTACTTCCGTGAAAGGGAAGTGACCTAGCCCTTAGTCGAACAGAGCATACTGATGAAAGAACATTGGGAGCGTTTCAGGCGGAATCAAACCGCATTTTCAAAGTCCTAATTTTTGACGAGCATCATGCTCACGAAGTAACGCTGATCCTTACTATTCATCAATTATATTGAATGTACAATTTTTATTTTGCCATTCATTTGTGCCGCCGAGAGGACTCGAACCTCTGAACTCCGAAGAGAGGGGATTTACAGTCCCCAGCAATTGCCACTATGCGACGTCGGCTTATTGCGCTGATGGAGAATTACGATATCTCGACCTTGAACTTAACAGGTTCCTGCTCTGCCCCTGAGCTACATCAGCGTATTGTGCTTATGGGAAGACTCGAACTTCCAACTTCACGCGTATCAGGCGTGTGCTCTGACCATTGAACTACATAAGCATAGTGCGGAGAGCAGAGTAATCGAAACTCGACCTTTTACAGCCAACAGTTTAGCAAACTGTCTACAGGACCTCCTGCTTACTCTCCAAATGGGTGACTAACGGAACTCGAATCCGTACCAACAGAACCACAATCTGTTGTGCTAACCATTAACACCATAGTCACAGCGGAGGTGATAGGGATCGAACCTACATAGCGCTCAGCACGCTAACCGGTTTTCAAGACCGGACCGATACCAATTTCGGATGACACCTCCAATTGTTGCCGCACCTGGACTCGAACCAAGACAAATAGCTCCAAAAACTATTGTGCTAACCATTACACAATACGGCAATATGAGCAGATAGCCAGACTCGAACTGGCATCTCAGCCTTGGCAAGGCCGAGCACTAACCGTTGTGCTATATCTGCTTGTTGTAGAAGATACAAGAATCGAACTTGTGACCCCTTGTATGTAAAACAAGTGCTCTTCCAGCTGAGCTAATCTTCCATTGGTGGAGTAGGTGAAACTCGAATCCACAACCTCAAGAATGCAAATCTTGTGCTCATCCACTAGAGCTTCTACCCCATGTTGTCGAGATGAGAGGATTCGAACCTCCAGCCTCTTGGTCCCAAACCAAGCGCGATAACCTGATTACGCTACATCTCGTTATTTGTGAGGTCAGAGCCAGAATCGAACTGGCGTAGCAGCTTTTGCAGAGCTGAGCCTAAACCACTCGGCCACCTGACCTTATTGTACTCCCGAAGCGATTCGAACGCTTATTCCTAGATCCGTAGTCTAGAGTCCTAATCCATTGAACGACAAGAGCAATTGCGGGGAAGGTTGGATTCGAACCAACTATTTTACTGTTGCAGAGTAATTTTTAACCGAAGTAACTCTTATCATTACTATCATTGCTGAAGAAATTCGACAGAGTGTTTTGAATTTCTTCCCCGTTAGCACCCACTTACAGACTCGAACTGCAATCAACGGTTTTGGAGACCGGCATGTTACCATTACACCAAGCGGATGTTTAATACCAATATGTCAAAGATCATTTGTACCCCCTACAAGATTCGAACTTGTGACTCCTAAATTAAAAGTTTAGTACTCTATCCATCTGAGTTAAGAGGGTATATTCATTCCCTCTTCTACTAGAGGGAGACTATCGTTTTCGTTTAGTTATCTTTCGTTTCATTTTTTATAGTTTGTGTGGTGAACCTCAGTTCCGAGCTGAGTCCTCGAGATTTTCAGTCTCGCGCTTCTACCAAGTTAGCTTGATCACCAGAATAAAAGAAGCCCTGGGTTTTGAATCCAGGGCTTTGTTTTATGTTGATTTGTATTTTTATACTTATACAATCACATTACATCGCCCTGGGGTACTAGGTTTGCCTTGCACGTCCGCATTAATCGAACTAAAGCAATACCCTAGCGCCAACGTATTTCTACGTTCGTTTTGCCAGTTGGTCATATGTAATATGTTTGTTTTCATTGTTTGCATTTATAAATATATACAAATATCAATTCCCTGTAAATATAATAACTTATTTTGCCACTTCCACATTTTCTTCTTGAAGTATTACTTCTGCTATTTTAGCTTCAGAAGCTGCTTTTACTTCAAATTCGTTTTCACCTTGTTCTGTAAGGTATTCTACTGTTCTAGCTTCAGCTTCAGTCACTGACATAGCGTCTACTAGATAATTTACATTTTGTTTCTTTAGTTTACCATTCACTTCTACTGTGAATTGTACTTTTACATTAAAAAATTGTGCCATAGTTTTTATTTTTCGTATACTGAATAATCGTAAATATAAGGTCTATATTTGTTTAGTGCCTTTTGGAATTTCTGACGGTTTTTATAATCTTCATACACCTCTCCCTCTCTACGTTGAGGTTTGATACCTGTGTAGTAGTCAATAACATCGTTATTTAACTTTACTTCATTAGCAAAGAACATCATCTTGGCTCTATTTTTAGGACCAAATGGCTGATAGCCTTGCTTATACATCATTTTTACTTCTTCTGGTAATTCAAAACCAGCATACTGATTATGTAATCCTTCCATTTTTATAACTTATTTACGTTAAATATACGACGGGCATTATAGGATTCCAAGTGCTTTCATATTCTCTATTTGATCTTCTGAAAGTTGGAAGTCTGGTGTTTCTACCTTGAATTTATGGGTAGTGAAGCTTTCGATCTTATCTACCTGTTCGGGGGTAAACACATCGCCTATAAGTAGGAAATAACAATTATAACATAACAATTCTAAATTCTCTAAACGATAATTGCGTTTATTGTTGTCTTTAAAGTTTAGTAATAACGGAACTTTATAATCCGTCACTCTGCGTTCACAGAACTGACAATTATTACATTCCTCAGCCAATTTACCTTCTAGCAATAGTCTGACCTTGATTTTTTCTGGACTGAAATGTGAAGGATCCATTTGCCCACTTAATATTAGGTCTAGTGCAGGTTCCTTTTTTAATCCAACTAAGTGTTTAGGAATACCTTTACCAGCTTGGTTTAAATGAATTTCAAATAATGTCTTTCCTGTCTCCTCATCCTTATAAAGCTTAGCATATGCTTTGTAGTGAATATAGGAGCAATCTAAATAACGAGCAGCCGCCCTATTACTACGAGTATGTCTCATAGCCCTTAAGATATCATCTTTAGATAGCGGTTTTGGTTTCATTATTTTTTCTTTTTAGACTTCTCTTGAATAACCTTTATTAAAGCCCATAGATCATCTGGGTTTTGGAGTATTATTTCTTGTCCAGTTGGATCAACTAAAGCGTTTATACTACCATCAGGATTCATTCTTTCATACAAATAGAAGAATACCAATTCAGATACTTCCTTCCCAAAGTAAAGTACAATAAGATTATCTATTGCTTCATAGAATACATCATCATACTTAGCAAAATTAAATCCAAAATCTGCTTCTAAAATTATTGAACGAGCATTGGCTTGTTCTAAAGCTATAATAGCAGAAGTAAAAATTTCTCTAGAATGATCTTCTTGTGTTTTCTTTCTTCTAGTAAGTGTAGTATCAGAACCTAAAATTAAATCAATTGATTTTTTAACACCATCAATGTTTTCATCCATAACTAAATTTGTTTTATTAAATCTCTTATTTCAATACATTTAGTATAATCTTCATCTTCAATGTATTTATCCAATATCTTTTCAAGTATTGGCTGCCACTTTTCCTTTTCTAATTCAACATAGGCATTAGTACCAGATATTTGAAATAGAGGTATAGTGTCTTTTTTCTTTTTAATTCCTTCTCTAATAGCAAATATTGTTTCCTCTATAACCACTTTTCTGATAACGGGATGTTCACTTATTTGTTCGTAAGTGGCTCCATTTCCCATTGTTAATTTAAATACAGGAATTTTTCTTCTCTTCATAATTCCTTTTTTATATGTTTTATTCAGCTGTAACTTCCTCTTCAGCTGGAGGTGCCGCTGGTTCTTCAGCAGCCGCTTCTGCAGGCATGATTGCGTTTTTAATCATCAATCTAACATCCTGGATTGGGATAAGAAAACCAATGACATTCTCAAAAGGAACGTCTGTGTCCATATTAGCAGTTAAGTTAAATTGTTGCAATCCTTGGTTTAATTTAGATTGTAACTTTTGAGTCATAGCTGCTTTCTCATCACCTACTAATACTTGAGGTAATGCAAATTGTACCTTGATACCCTTTTTAGTTGGGTTATGATTTACGTCTACTTTAAGTTTTGGTTTAATATCTGCCATTATATGCGTTTATGTATAAATATTAAAGAATTTCATCAATAATGCCAAGAGCTAATGCTTGTTCGGCATTTATGTACCATTCTTTTTGTTCTTTACGTATGCTCTGCAAAGTTCTTAATGATATTTCAGTATTTTTAACTACTATATCATCATATACTTTCCATAAGCGTTTACCTTCTTTTAATTCTTGTTCGTGATATTTCATTTTCTCTTGACCTGTATTCCAGCTCATTTCATGATACATAAACGTAGTGCGTTTAGTAGCGTAACGATAATCACCACAGGTAGCAATAGCGAATCCCATTGACATTGCATGGCCGTGTATATGCATGTGTATTGGTGTGGTTGAATTTTCGATTGCATCAACTATACCCATCCCATCATATACATTCCCTCCTGGTGAATTTAGAATTAATTTTATTGGTTCACGGTTTTCTTCCGCTTTATTTCTATCTTCATTATTAATTTCATGAATCAATCCAATCACTTCACACGCCACTTCATTATCGATTTCACCAAGTGTTATTACTCGGCTTAAATATTCTTGTTTACGTTGAGGAGTACGAAGCGCTTTTGCCATAAACTGATTTTCTATAAATATAAGATAAATTTATGGCTTTAACAAAGGAGGACAATTAGAATTTGTTTCGCCGTTTCTATACCCGTAGAATCCCCACTTGTATTTAAAATACTCGTGGCACTCTCTTTCGATCAATCCTTTCTGATATGTTACTTCTGGTTCTACTTTTCTAGTACCTACTGAAACGAAATGGTAGAAATGTAACCAGTATGTTCTGAACATTTTCATTCCCATCATTTCACATTTCATGAAGAACTCCCAATCTACTACCCATGGTCCTGGGTATGTTTCATCCCACCCACCTACTTGTAGGTATTTGGTTTTATTCATGAATATTGGTAGAGTTGAACCACAAGCATCAGATTCTTTTCTATTAATGGTTTCAGTATATTCCCAAAACTTATTAATATCGAATTCAGCTACTGTTCCTAAAGGATGAACTACGAATTGTTTGAATATCCCTGGGTTAGGTTCTATTTGGTTTGGAGCCCAAACTATATTTGGGTCGTACATTTCCTCTAATTTAACATCCCACCCCTTATCAAATACATTATCATCATTTACAATTAGTATTTTGTCTGATGATGCATTATATACTCCAAAATTAGTAGCTGTGTTTAATCCTCTATTCTCAGGTAGATTAAGTACATCAATATGTTGAGAATATTTTTCTAATACTTCTTTATTAATGTCGTAGAAACCGTCTACAACGACTATAAGTTGATTTTTATTTACTTGTCCCTCAATCGCTGACTTTAGGCATACGTCTAAAGCATGAGGTTCTTTATATGTTGGGATTATTACAGATACCATCTTAATGAGTTATATGTGGATAATATTTTAGGAATATACGACTTTGTTTTTGCTTTATCAAAACATTCAATAGCAAAATACCCATCAGCATCATACTTTTCAATTTGAAATCTTGTATCACCTATAGTATCTCTATCAACTATAAAATTATGACTATCTACTCTATGAAGGGCAATATTATCTCCCTTTAATCTAAAAGTTCCATTTTGATTTTCCTGATCAAATGAAATAAAATCTTCATTTAAATCTTTAATATTATCCCACAAATCATGGTGAATAACAGTATCATCATCATTTGAATAAACATATCCCTCTTTAATAAGAGAAATAGCATAATTTCTTTGAGCATGACCTGCTATACTTCCTTCTTCTTGATAATTATGAAACTCACAATTTTCAGGTAAAATATATTCACTTAATGTAGATAAATCAGGAGCATCTAATACAACTATCCATCTATAATTCTCTTTAGGAATATTAATACTTTTACTAATTGTCATTAGGTTTTGAGGCCTAGAACATGGTGTTATAATATTTAAAAACATAATTATACTCTTTTAATCCAACTAGTATCAGAAAATGTTCGATCTATCTCTAGCATTTCATTTACCCCATCAACTACACCTTGGTGATTTGGATGATAATCGTGCCCTGCTATAAATCCTCCTTTTTTAACTTGAGGAAGATAATTTTTAATATCTTTTTTTATCTGATCGTAAGTATGAAGACCATCAATATAGATAAAATCAAACGATTGATCCTTTAATTCAATAATAGCATCATCTGATAATTTCTGAATATGTTTAATATTATTTTTGTCTTCTATATTTAATAAGAATTGTTCATGAACTACTGATAAAGAAACATGTTTGCAAGTCTCATCATTAGGATCATAATTGTCTAAAAAAGGATCTATTGTGATAACTTCTTTAA